TCCCTTGATGGATATCTTTTCGGTACGGCATGTTATAAATAGTCCAATAAAATCATAATTACTATTTATTCGGAGTTCTTACATGAGTGTTTACAATTGGCTAGATGAAAAGCTTGGTGGTTGGTTGCCAGGCGGCATCCCACGCGGAGGCAGTAAACAAGAAGGTAGTGACCCAACGAATACAGAAGACCAAGTTGCAACAGCAGCTGGTGCTACACAAGAAGCTCAGCAGACCAAACCAGACACACCAAAAAAGAAAAAAATTACATTTCAGTCTTTGTCTTACCCAGATGGATTAGACAATACAGAAGAATTTCCTCATCAAATAATGTTCAATGTTTTGATAAGACAGACAGATGCACAAGCAGCTGCTAATGCTCATCTGGGAAATGCGGGTCAAGGGGAAGATTTAATGAGTGGTCTTAGTAATGACCAAGCAAACAAAATAGTTGAAAGTGTAACAAAAGGAGTAGTTGCGGGCAGTGGCGCAGCTGCTGTTGTAACTGGGGGCGTTGGTGCTAAGGTAGCAGGCGGTGCTGCTATTTTACTTTCTGGAGAGGCTGGTAAATTAGCTTCTGGATTAGTAGAAGCAAAAACTACCAGAAAATGTGTTGCTCGTATTAGAATGGCTATGCCGATGTCTCCAAAGAATGAAATGCAAGCACAATGGGATGTTACAGATTTTGGTTCTATCATGGGTGCATTGGTATCTGAAGGTGGAGCTAAAGGTGTAACAGATATGTTGAAAAGTGCAGATGGTTCAACTGAAGCTGGACAAGCATTACTTAGAACTGCAGCTGGTACATTGAACATAACAAAACAATTGGGTGTAAACTTACCACTCCAATCTAGTATAGAGTTAATGTCGCGTAAAGTACAAAACCCATTTACAGAGACATTGTTTAAAACTATGAACTTTAGGAACTTTCCTTTTACATTTAAATTTGCACCAAAGAACAGACATGAGTTGTTACAAGCTTTAAAAATAGTTAATGTATTTGAAAGATACATGACACCAGAAAAAAGTGAACATAAGTTATTTTTAGAATATCCCGCTGAGTTCGAGATAATCTATCAGTATAAGAATAAAGAGAATGCTTATTTTACTAACTTCTTTAATGATACTGCTTTGGTAAACTTTGTGGTAGACTACGGTCAAGGTGGACACTATACCTCATTCCAAGGAACAGATGGTGCTCCATCTGAGATTACTATGTCTCTAAACTTTAAAGAACTAACACTTCTTCACAGAGATTCTATTGTTGATATAACTAACCAAGAAGATGTGATGGGTGGTTTCCAAGGACTAGGCCCAAGTGTATCGGGGGAGGTTCCAGCAGAAGAACCACCAAAAGAAGAAACAATAACAGAAACAAGTGAGACACAATAATGGCATTTTTTAGACAATTCCCCAGAACCGCGTATGTAATAGACGGAAGTCTTGTTAACATCCCAGACTTGTTTCGCCGTGTGGGAACAAAAGATATTTTTGATAATCTCACATATATGGATAAGTATGATGTTCAAGATGGACAAAGACCAGAACATCTTTCTTATGACTTATATGATACTGTAGATTATTATTGGGTTATATTACTTTGTAATCAGATTATAGACCCATATCACGATTGGCCTAAATCAAATATTGATTTAAACAACTTTGCGAAACAAAGGTATGGTGAACTTAACTTACAAAAAGTACATCATTATGTTGATAGTACAAATGAAGATATCAGAGTTGACTATGACCAAGCAAAGTTTAATACTGGTGACATTAAAGCAGTAAGCAATATCGAACACGAAGAAAAAGTTAATGAAGAAAAGAGAAGGATTAAAGTACCAAGAAAAGAGTATATTGCAGAAATAGCAGGACAATTTAAAAGATTGATAAAAGGAAGATAATACATCATGGATAACTCAGTCCCAACAGCAGGCTCTATAAGTATAGAAGCAATAGACCTTTTAACATCCCCAGAGGCTGGAAAGGAGACTATTGACATAAGAAATTATGTCGGTGATGTTGTTATTAAAGAAAGTATATTTACTAACTATTTTACGATGGAACTGTCTATAGGTGATAGTAGAAATCTATTAGGTAATCTGCCTATTATGGGTGGAGAGATTATAACGGTAAAGTTTGTATCTAAACATTTAAGTGATACGAACCCATCACAATGTATAGAACAGTCATTCGTTGTTCACTCTATTTCTGAGAGAAAGTTTAAAGATGATAGGGAACAATTTTATGTATTGCGGTGCATAACACCAGAAGGATATAAGAATAATACGGTTGTTATTAGCGAAAGGTTTACTGGTTCACCAAAAGAAATATTTACAGACATTTATACTAGGTTTTTAAAAGAACCACAAGTAATTAGTCAGAAAGGTGGTACGCGAGATGGGCCTGAACTCAACTTTATGGATGTTGGTGGAAGCCAAGGATTCAAAAAAGAGAACATATGTTTTATCTCTAATTATTGGACTCCATATAAGTGTCTTAACTTTCTTTCAAATAAATGCGCTCCAACTGCAGCTGGTGGTAAAGAGTTGATGCCTAATGTTAGATACTTTCAATCTGACAAGGGAACTTATGCAGTTAGTCTATCTAAAATGGCTGCGTTTTACAAAGAACAAAACGCTATATATGATGAATTCTTTTACATTCCCACAGGTAGTGACGCATTTCAATTAGGTGAGAAAAGAAACGCTAGGGGTGGTTACAATTATATTAGTCCTTTCTTATCAAATAAACAAAACACAATGTCTGGTTTAAATATTCCTCATTTTACAAATGACTTAGATGACCAACTTTCTGGATATCAAGGAAACTTGACAGTCGGGTTTGATATGACCACGCGACTTCCTTACCATATGGAGTTTGATTATACGCCACTTCAACCAACGAGAGTGGAACAAAATAAAAGAACAATACCAACAGGATACGATGACTTTTATCATATAGAGAATAATAGTCCAATGAGAAAAGTGCCGTTAACTAATCCAAGGTCTTCATTGAATGTACAAATAGGTTCTTCACAAATGTGGACTGACCAAAACTTTGGTTATGATTGGAGATTTATATTAGATACTGCTTATAGAGATACAGCACTAGCAGAATTAAAAAGACTACAAATTGATTTCGAGGTGCCAGGCCGAACAGATATTGACTTGGGTATGTTGGTTTATTTAAACTTTCCAAATACTTCTGAGAAAGGTCGAGACCCCAAACCAGAAGATTTGTTTGACGAGAGAATTTCTGGAATCTATAGTATTACAGCTGTTAGACACCACATATCAGTTGCGACTAGTAGTCATAGAATGAAGTTAGAAGTGGTAAGAGATAGTGTAGGAGATATATCATGATGACTAGATACCCCAATTTTTCTTGGTGGCAAGGAGTTGTAGAAGATAGAAATGACCCAGAACAATTTGGTAGATACCGTGTTCGTATAATAGGTTATCATACACTTGATAAGAATATATTACCTACAGAGTCTTTACCGTGGGCGATTCCCATGCAACCAGTTACCTCAGCTGCTATATCTGGTGTTGGTTCATCGCCTACTGGATTAGTAGAAGGTTCAACTGTAATCGGATTCTTTGTTGATGGTGAAGATGGACAGATACCAGTTATCATGGGTTCTTTTGGTGTAGAAGATAATGTACCCACAATAGACGATAAAGATACACCAGAGTCACCAGAGTCATTGGCAGAAAGAGGATTTTATGACCCAAATGGAAAATTCCCACGCAGAAAAGAATTAAAGATATCAGAAGATGAAGGACTGCTGGATAAAGTCAAGGGAATGGTTAGTGATGGTCTTGGTGGTGTATTAGACGCGGAAGGCAATAAACTTACTGCTCTCGCGGAAGGTGTTGATGAAGTTGATGTAGGTAAGAATGTTCTTGGAGAAGCATCATCCTCTAGACTTGCTAGGGGTGATATGTCAGAAAATCACTATTCGTTAAAGGGAAAAAGAGAAACGAGAATAGGAGCTGGCGAAGATGACAATGGTATACCGCGAGGATTTGCAAGTAAAATATCTGGATGGAATAACAAAGAACTCCCATACAACCATGATAATGATGGTGAAGAGGTTCCAGTATCGCCAGGCATATATGAACCGACTTATTGGGAAGAACCGCACCCACAAGGTTCCGAAACTTCTAAATCCCAGTATCCATATAACCATGTAAGGGAAACAGAAAGTGGACATGTCTTTGAGGTTGATGACACACCAGACGCGGAAAGAATACACGAATATCATACTGCTGGAACATTTAGAGAAATTCAACCAGACGGAACCAAAGTAGAAAAAATTGTTGGTGAAGATTATGTCATTGATTTAAGTAACAGATACATGTATGTCAAGGGCAACTTTGACCTTATGGTAGAGGGTGATTATAATATTAATGTCAAGGGAAACAAATACGAACATATAAGTGGACACTCATATAATACTGTAATGGGTAATAGGTTAAACAAGATACAAGGACACGAGTTAGTTGATACGGAAAGTACATTTTCTATACACACAGTCGGAAACTATAATGTTCAAGTTGGGGCTACTGACAAAAAGAAAGCATCACTTAGTAATTACAAATTAAGGGTAACTGGAGATACTAATACTACTCACCAAGGCCCACATCGTAACTTCAATAGAGGTGGTTTGGAAAGTGTTACAACTGGAGATGCTAATTTTAATGTTATGCCTAAATTTGGTATTGACACAAAAGCAGTAACGCAAATGATAAAAGATGGTGCTTCGGCAGCGCCTCCTAAGATTGTACAAGGTGGTTCATTTAAAGTTAGTGCATTTAGGAACATTGACCTTGCAGCTCAACCCACAGATATACCCAAAGTTCCAAAGTTTGGAAGTAGTATTAATATTCTGTCTGATAGAGTTAATACAACTGCTAGAGTTGATATGGTAGAAAGAATTGGTCAAGTTGGAACTGTTCATGCTAGTGCAGAGTCACAAATTATACCACAAGTGCCTGGCAGAAAATCCACATTCGCAGTCGGGCCACTTGGTGGAATCTATAATGTATTTTCCATGGCACCGATTATATTGCCAGGCGCTTTAGGTTATTTGGTTCCAGCATCTATTAGTGATGATATTATCGGGCCAGGTTCGATACTTAGAAATATTAATAATGTTGCGCCTTACCCAGCTACAGTTGGTACTATAACTGATAACATTACGGGTATTGGTGCAATAAACAGAACTATTATTGGTGCTGGTGCTATTACTGACCTCGCAACCGTTGGTGCTGTTTCTTACACCGCTGGTGGAGCTGCTACTCTTGCTGCTGGTGGAGCAGCTTCAATGACTGCTGGTGGAGCTGCTACTGTTACTGCTGGAGCAGCTGTTGCCATTTCTGCTGGAGCAGCTGCATCATTGTCTGCTGCTGGAGCTGTTACGGTTACTGGTGTTACGATTGCACTAAATTAAAGGATAAGAGATGAGTTGTAAGGGAATAGGAAAAGCATTTGGTGACATCGCGGATACCATTGATAATGCTAGCAAAGCACTAAGTGAAGGAATAGACGAGTTTGCAGATGGACTTGCCAATGATATAGGAGTCGCGTTAAACAAGATAAAATTTATCAAGGACTTTAAAGAACTTGAGGAGAAGTTTAAAGAGGAATTTGGTGACCTACAGGGATTAATAGAGTCTTTAAAAGAGGGTATACCATTCGCGGATGAACTTGGTGATTTGTTGGCATTGGCTGCACAAGTGGAAAGGTTTGCTGCTAAAGCTAAAGAGTTGGAAGACAAATATGGTGATAAAAACAATACCATAAATGAAATCCTAAGAGACCCCGCTGGATTCTTTGATAGTCTTGGCACAGATTTAGAAAGTCTATGTGAAGCGATGCCTAATTTTGAAAAGGCAAAAGACGGTAAGATTAAAGTAACTTCTGCGAAGTTCAGTCAAGATGCTGGACAAGTGGACTTAGAAGAAATTAAAAATGAGGGGTTTTCGCCCACGATAAAAAGGTTAAAGGATTTTCTCAAGAATTTAAGATTGGAAGTTGTACCAAAAGAATCAACAGTAGATAAAGATTTAAAGGCCTTTGGGTCTTAGTGCAAAAAGTATTATAAATAGTCACATGCTTAAACAACCTACTACAATATATAAAGATTTTGATTTGAGTTTTACAAAAAACCCAAATACAAAGGATATTGCTCGGAGAGTAGATGTTCAAGCGGTTAAACAGTCGTTAAAGTCATTGTTGTTAACTCAATATTATGAGAAACCATTCAAACCTCAATATGGTTCTCCAATAAGAGGACTATTGTTTGAACCAGTTGATATGGCTACTGGTACAAGTCTTGCGACAGAAATAAAAAGGGCGATTGTAAACTTTGAACCAAGAGTTGTAGTAGAAGAAGTAGAGGTCTACCCAGATCAAAATGAAAATGCATTTTCATGTAAAATATTCTTTCATGTGAGAGGGGTTAGGGAATTACAAGAACTAGGAATAGTATTGGAGAGGTTGAGATAATGCCAACAGCTGCTGTTATAGGAAATCTTACTACCAATGAACATGGGTGTAATACATCGGTTGCAATTGATGATTCCACTTATTTGGCAGACAACACTACTCTTGCATCTGGTGTAACAATTGGAGGCATACCTGTCGCAGTAGTAGGTTCTAAACTTGAAGACCATACAATTTTGACAGGTGGTAGTTGTGTTGCTCATCCATCTATGACTGTAACAGGAGGTTCTGCTACAGTAACAGTTGGTGGGAATGGTTTTGCTTATCAAGGAGCAGCTGTTTCTTGCCCAGGCACAATAACTGGTGCTTCTGGAACAGTTAGTGTAGGCGTGTAAATAGATAAAAAAAGAGAGAAGAGATGGCAGTTAAAAATGTAACAGAATTAGATTTCGATACGATAAAAACGAATCTAAAAGAACACTTAAAAAATCAAACTGAGTTTGCAGACTACGACTTTGAAGCATCTGGTATCTCGCAACTTGTAGATTTACTCGCATATAATACACATTATAATGCCGTTCTTGCTCACATGGTATCCAATGAAGCATTTATTGATTCTGCTGTCAAAAGGAATTCAGTCGTATCCATTGCGAAGACAATGGGATACACACCAAGGTCTGCCCGTTCTGCTAAGGCTGTTATTGACCTTACAATAGTACCAGACCCAGCTTTCGTATCAACGAGTCTTACTTTAACAA